TTAAACAGCTCGGTTAACGCCACCTTCTGCTATCCACTTTTCAACCGCTGCGCGGCTATATTGTGATGGGTGAGTGAGTACCGGTGATGGAAAACCATATTTTGTTCTTAATCGCCATACAGCCGTTCTTTTTTTCTTAATTCGCTCGAATACTTCTTTTTCACTCATGAAATCACTGCTCATAATTATTCTCCACACGTTTTGTTACGGCATCTATTCCAGCGCTTTGAAGAGCCTTGTAAATATCTCGCTCATAGCGCTTATGTTGGAATACTCCATCAAACCAATAGTTAATGTCATTAGTATCTGGGATACACAGCGGGCTATTTCCTCCATCAATCACGGTAATACTTCGTGACGTCCTATCTCGGATTGCTATAGCACCTTTTTTCTTTAATGCCTTGAGATGCAAAGTGGCGGAGTTTGGGGATTTGAACCCCATAGCCTCCGAAATTTCGCTAACCGTTGGTGATATACCATTTCGATTAATGTAATTAGTTATAACGTCTAGCACGGCACGTTGTTGCTTGGTGAGTTCCTGCATTAACTCCTCCTATACACCTACGCAGCGTTTACTACAGTGGAAAAGCATTTCTTAGCGATCGCCATCTGCTCGGCATCATTCATCGCGTCATGAAGTGCATTGTGCTTAATCATCTGAAAGTACGGCTGGTGGTCTGGTACATAACCTTTTTTACTGCCAGTTAGCGCATCGATGTACGTCCGAACGTCGCGCTTTCCGTTGTACTTCCACGGGCATTCCATGCGGCAGGCGCGGTATGCGCTTTCTAGAATAGAGCCATCAAAGTCGGTACCGCGAAAGTAAATTGTGGCGTCAGTATGTTGAGCAATCCAACTATTCAGATTAAGTAGCTGGTCGGCTAACGATTCACGATCGCCGGATAATGCTTCCTGCGCGTCCTGCTTCTGATTTCTCCACCAATGCTGCGTATCTTTCGAAACAGAACGCCCCAGCATCAGCTGATCATTAGCATCGAGCAGACAATAGAACGCATTAGTTGAATACTCAGAAAGTTCAGGATCACGACTTACAGCCAGAATAGACTCGCGAGTACCTTCCAGATCGGCAACATCAAACGCAAAAGCGCCAATGGATAGGATGAGAGCAGAAGGACGCACATCCATAGTTTCTGTGTCGATCACGATAGTGTTAATCATTTGATTATTCTCCCTTTGTATTGCGTGGCATGCCAATATAGGCAGGGTAAAAGGCACTTATTGGATAATATGCGTAACCCTCACACGGCATTCCGAGGAGCATGTACGGAGCCGGTTTCACCGAAATCACCTCATGAGATTGCAGGTGTTCAGGTAGTTGAAAGCGCCCAAAATCAGGAACCCGAAACGGGAATACAACATCATTAGGTTTGTTACTCAGCTTGTAATCCAGACCAAGTAAGCGGCGCGCTTTTCTGTTTGCTGTTCTGTTAGCCATCTATTTCTGCTCCTGTGCTGCGGTTGAGCACTCATGCTCTTCTGGCTCATCTGCTTTGTAATATCCACCGCAGATTTTGCAATGTGATAACGGCACATCGTCATATTGAGTAGTTCCTGTGATCATTATTCGCGCCCCTGTGCTGGGATGCTTTCCAGTCGTTCTACGCCGTAATTGCATTCTTCGTGAAAAATGTCTCTCCCGATTTCTTCGGCTTCTTCTTGAGAGCACGCCTCAAAATCTACTGATCTTGAGTTACTAAACCCTTCAATGATGATGCGATATTTAGCTCTCTCATCAAGGAACTTGTAAGGATTACTTACAGGTTGCGCCAGAATATTTTCTGGAATATTTTGCGGTTCGTTTTGTTGTGCATTGATAGGTGCAGTTGCTGAAATCAGATAATCACCAAAATCAGTGATATAGCTAATTCGACCTGAGCGCTGTAACGCTCCAACTTTTTCAAGCCGCTGCACCTGTTCTTTTTCCAGATCGTGACCGCCTGATTCTGGGTCGTCACAGCACTCAACAAAGCGGTGTAACGCTGCAATGTCTGCGTCAGTAACAAACGAACGCCATTGTTCCGCCATTACAGGTTGTGCAGATTCTTCAACCCACTTTTCACCAGTCTGTTCTTCCAGACGATGCAAAAGCTCACCAATGCTCATCAATTCAGACTGTTTAGGTAATACCGGTGCTGCATAGAGCGGCAAATAATCTAACTGCTCATCATCACAATCGCGCATCACGCAAACTTCACGACCGTTTTTAAAGTCAGCAATCTCTTCATCACCAACTACCCAAGCCACAGGATTCTTGGCTGCTTGCTCGTATGCCAGAAGCTGTCGAGCCATGCAGCGAACCTCGTACATGAAAATTGCCTTTCTTTCCGCTGGGGCTGCTGGCAATTCTGCGTAATACTCTAAACGCTCAGTTGTTAACTTAGTCATTGCTCTGCTCCTTACTTCTGCGTGCGCGTGGATATTCTGGCTTGGGTTCATACTTTGGTTTGGCAACGGCGCTCTTTATGGCCTTACGCCAGTTCTTTGCATTATTCAGAACAACAACACCGCCGTTATCGTCAAAGTAACCATCTGGAGCCGGGGAGGATAAAGACTCAATCACATCGCATGGCACGGCTATATTGCAGTGACCATCGTTGTAATACCCAAGATGCCCCATCACTTGTTGAGCGGTATACCGTCCGGCTGCGTGCAAGCGAAGTGCATAACCAGAATTATCTGGACGAAAGAACTCGATGAAGTTTTTCTCTCGAGTACAGTGATGAACGCTCAAAATGAAGCACTCGCGCTCTTTAGCGTTACTTGGCATCATTGCCTCCGCTGCATAATTTGATACGGCGACTAGTAAAGAAATCCATGCATTTGGAAAACTCGGCATCAATGATTTCTGATTCCCGATCGAAGTATTCTTGTGCTTTTTTTTCTGCTTCTGGAGCAAACTCACCCGGTCCTAATAACGTGTTAAATATCCAACGAATTCCAGCGACAGGCCCTTCTCCATGCTCGGCTTCAATGACTGCTGCTCGCATAGCTAGAATTAGTCTTCCAACCGTCAAATCCAGCTCTTTGAGCCGCATTTTTAAATATTCGGTATCATCAGCCAGAGCATCGCGCTGCTTTTGAGTTTGCTGGTGGACTTCACACAACACATCAAAGCGTGTGATGGTTTCACGTAATATTGCTGCCGCATCTGGATATTGATCAGCAATAAGCTTCACGCCTGCATGCGCTTGCTTAACTAATGTTCCTGCTGGTATTTCACTGATGTGCGTCATTTGCATAGCTCCGTCAATTCTACGTAGCGCCCCATAAAGAGATGCTCGGCAGCTTCTGCAGTCATTGGTTCGATAGTGAAATCAGCAACTGGAATACCTTCCAAAAGTGGCCACGGTTTTTCATCGACGATGCCAAGGTCGCGTTTTTCTGATGCCAGCATGATGAGGTCTGCATATTTGACGCAGCTACTCAGCGCTAGTGGTAGGCCAAATCGTTCGCAGATAGCCATTTCAACGCGTTTTTCTAATGCGCGATAATCTGGCAAAAGAAGCTTTATTGGTGATGGAATATCTTTGATGTAAGCCTCGGCAGCATCATGCATTAGCGCTTCAAGTGCGAACTCTGGCGGTACACAAAATGATGCGTGATAGCAGTGCTGGGCAACGCTGTATGCGGCCTTAGTGTGACCGTTAAAGCGGTTTTCTCTCGCTAGCGCATGAGCAATATCCTCGATCACTATTTGCTCGCGCTGAGGCTCGATTAAATTAAATGCTTTACCTGAGAAGGTAATAATATAAGGGCTATTCACTTTTTAATTTCTCCACACATTAAACAGATAACACTTCACTAAGCACCGAATATTCTCGGTGCTTAAGGCTGTATTAAATGTTATTAATAATTAGGCTTTAAAATTACCGATAAAGGTTTCAATTGATTTGCCTGTGAATTGCTCTGTGAGCAGATCACGGAATTCGTTTGCAATTTCTTCCTCTACAGCTTCCAGTTGAATAATACGCAGAACGAATAAAGGCGTGTCCCCCGTCAGAATACTATTACGCAGACTGAAACGGCGCTCGGATAAGCCCTCATAAGGTACGCACTTAAATTCAAAGGCCACAGGCATGATCTCTTTGCTTTTAGCCTCTACACTTTGCATCAATGACTGCTTACCGCTGAAATCAGCATCTTCATGATCAGCACTTTGTACTGATTCGATGGTGATACGGCGAATGGCGCTCACAGCTTGTTTAATTGGAAGCACATTGCCTTCGGCATCAAAGGCGGTGAGGAAGTCGCTCCAATCCTCTAGCCACTCTGCAAGCTGCTTCTGGCGTGACTTCTCACCATTGAAAGCAAGCAGGGCGCAGAACGGTGCTGTTTTCTTCAAAGCGATTGCTGCTGTGTTATCGGCATGGCCTGCGTTCTCAAGTGTGCCGAGGTTGAACACGGAGGTCGCACACATATTGTCAGCGTCGATAAAGCAACGGGCACCCGGCTGGCCTTCTGAGTATGCAGATGAATAACGAACGAAATCGGCAATACTAGTGGTGCTTAATTTTCCACGAAAACGGCTACGGCCTAATTCTAAATGTTCTAATGATTTAATTTGGTGATTTTCAGGAATAATTACAGCTGGGCAATTAGTCGTTTTAATCGGGTCCAAATGAAATGCAGATAATGTAAGTTCTTGGATTTTATTAATAGTGCAAGCGTCTAATTGAGACATGTTTAGCCCTCGCTTATTTAAAAGCGTTAATTTAAAAGGTTGAAATAAAACTTAGGTATTACGGTTTATTTAGTTACTCGTAATTTGCCGTCTACTTCTCCGGTAATTGCAAATAACTGGCCCTGATCTTCTTGTAAGATCGTCAGCTTGCCACCTTTCCCAACGTACATCGGTGTTTCGGTGGTGTCTTCTTCTGACTGCTTGCCACGAGGTGTTGGTGTAACGAACTTCAATTTGTGCTTAATACCAACGCGCTTTTCTTCAACTGAGTTGCTCAGGCGGTCAATATCAAACGTGAGGACAACTTGGCCTTTACCACCGTTGTTGAGAACCCCCAACGCGGTATTGTTTAGCGCAGCGGCGATCTTGTTAACGAAGATCCCCGCGTCGAGCTCGCCCAGAAAGTCTGGCACTACGGTCATGCGATCATTGCTCATCGGTTTACCCTCTGAAATGCGGTATGTACCGCGCTTATTTACTCCACACACTGATTTGCTGTGGTGGCTGGACTTGAACCAGCGCGTACCCGCTACGCTATGAACGCTTGCGACGCTCTACCAACTGAGCTACACCACAACCGGCTGGGTACTCGAAACGCCCCTGAATCTAAATACCCATGCGGTTGTGTACTGCTTAAAAAGGGCGGTTACAGGCCAAATAACAGCCATCAATCCTCTGGTTGAAATCCTGCAACCGCCAAGTAAGCTCAAAGAAATGAGTTTTCAACCTGCTCGTTTCTTTTAGGTACATTATGTATCCCAATGGTACATTGTCAAGCATAAAAAAACCTGCCGAAGCAGGTTTTCTGAATTTGGTTAATTTCTCGTTCTGTATCTTCTTGGTTTCCCAGAAAAAATAACCGTACCAATTATCGAGCATTTGCCGTTTATAGTGATGTATTGCTCTGGCCAGTTTTTATTAAGCGCCTTCAGATACTTTTTCCCACCATCTTCAATCAGGCGTTTGAATGTTGTCTCGCCGGTATCATGCATCAATGCAATAACATCATCACCATTGGTAGCGCATATCTCAGGATCTACAAATATCATGTCACCCGGTCGATACTCATCGATCATTGAATCGCCAATCACACGCAGTATGTATGTCATTGGCCCGCATGGAACTGGGCAAGGGAATGTTTCAACCAGACTCAAATCAACCTCTGAGTATCCTACTTCGGTCCAAGCTCCTGCTTGAACCCACGATATAACGGGGACCATCGCAATTTGCTGCGAAGTAATCGTAACGTCTTGGGTGTCCGTAACATTGGTTGTTTGATGCTCTTTATCTAACCAACCTAGCGGCATATTGAAACAGTTTTCAATATGGCGAGCGAGATCATCACCAATATTCTTAGTGGCGTTTTCACCCATGAACCTGCTGGTCTGCGTGGCTTCGCGATCTATGAGAGCAGCAAATGACGAATTGCCACCAGCACTATCCCTCAATTTTCTCGCGTTTTCGCGCCTAATTTCTCTGATCGTTTTCATAGCATCATTAAATAGTTAGTACCGCGTTGGTACAAGTGCCTTGAAGGTTCATTTAATTCATGTAATATGTACATTGGAGGTACATAATATGCATGAGTACTGGGATGGCCTAACACCAACTCAACGGGTTGAACTCGCAGAGAGAGTTGGTAGTAGCGCTGGATATTTACGATTAGTTTTCAAAGGCCACAAAAAAGCGGGCTTTCTCCTTGCTAGACGTCTAGAGGAAGAAACCCACGGCGGAGTTTCTAAGACTGAGCTACGTCCAGATATTTACCCTAAATCATAAGGGTATTGAGAGCGATTAAAACCACAAAAGAGAGACCAATACTGTGGACAACAAGAACTTTCCAGCCCCGGCAGATATGACAGCAGCAATGCACAAGCTGATCACTTCAACACCGGGTGGGTATGAAGCGATGGCGCAACAGCTTTCGCACGACGGTACCCATAACGCGCTGAGTAACCGCGTTCGCCAGATCGGTGGGCAAATGGTGCCGTTCGGCATGGCTATTCAGTTGGAGGCCTTTTCCGGTCGCACGGATATTACCGAAGCTATGTGTAAGCGTGCTGGTGGTGTGTTCGTGAAACTGCCTGATGTGGATCAGGTCGGGAATGAGGAGCTGCTACACAAGTTTAACGATCTGCTGGCGGCGCTGGGTGACTTTAGCCGAGCACATAACGAGTTCACCCATGATGGCGTGCTTGACCGAGAAGAAAGCAAACGCCTACGTGCCAAAGGGTATCGCGCGCAGTCTTTGATAGCTGAGATTTGGGTGATTTCAGAAATGCTGTGGGGAGAGGGTGACGCCAGGAGTATGCAGCTCTTGGCGTCGGGTGCGACTAAATCAGTGTGTGGAGAAATAACCGCGTGAGCATTTTAACAACAAACAAACGAACTCCGCAATTCCGCTGCAAACCGTTACCCGGTGGGCGTAAGCCGATTGCGTTTCCGTATGCCGCTAAATTACAGGGCGAGTGGATTGACATCAACCACAGCTTTGTTGAGTGGTCTGTGGGTGAACAGCGAGCCGTTCGAGGTGTGGCATGAATAACTCTATAGCCATTGATCAGGTTTCTATCCGTCAGGATGACGCTGGGCGCTATAGCTTGAATGACCTGCATATTGCTGCTGGTGGAGAAGAACGGCATAAGCCTTCTAATTTCCTACGCCAAGACTATGTGCGCGATTTATGTGCCGAAATAGACCGTTGCTCAGATCTGAGCATCGCCTCTTTTGAGTCTATTCGTGGTGGAGCTAATCAAGGGACATACGCATGCCGCGAATTAGTTTATGCGTATGCGATGTGGATCAGTCCGGCGTTTCAGTTAAAGGTTATTCGTACGTTTGACGCAGCCCACCAGCCAACACAGTTAACCGAGTTGGAAATGATCGCATCTATGGCAAAGGCCGCTGCGATGCAAGAGCGCCGCATGCAAGCAATAGAGCAGCAGGTAACTGGCGTAACCCAGCAGATCGAACAAATAGCGACAGGGGCTATTCCTCCGGGATGGCAAACAATCAAAAACCTCGTTGCAACATCGGGTCTGTCTGATGGCAAGGTTCGCGCATTAATCTCGGCCTTTAAGGTTGAGAGCAAAAAGGTGCCGTTTAACGCGCCGGGCGGCATTCTGACGAGTGCGACGGTTGCAAACGAAGAGCTATTCAACTTGGCACTGGCAAAGGTCAGGAAAGAGGCTACACGCGCCTGCCGCAGTAAATATTGGTTCCATCCTCGCTTGGGTCGGTTTGAGATGAAAGAGGTGTCAGCATGAGCCGTATTTTCGATGTTGTTCAGTCTCTATCGGGCCAGAAAAACGCCATCGTAATACCTCGCCCTTATGTCAGGTTTTTTGCTGGCGATCAGCAGGCTCTCGTCTTGGGCGCTCTATTGAATCAGATCGTATTTTGGTCTGGCGTTGATTCTTCATGTGAAGACGGATGGTTCTATAAGAGTCACAAAGAGATGGGTGAAGACTTAGAAACACTGAGTGAGGATCAGGTTGGGCGTCTGGTGAAGAAGCTTTGCACCAAATATTTACCCGGAATTATTGAAACCAAAAACCAAAAGGTTAATGGCACTCCTACAGCCCACTATCGCATTGATGGGGATGCCTTAATCGCTAAGATTTTCCCGCCAGAGCTGGATTCCGCGAAAGTGCGGAATGGAAAACGCGAAAGTGCGGAATCAAAACCGCAGAATCGCGGAATGGAAACTGCGGAAGTGCAGAATGGAAACCGCGAAAGTGCGGAATCTTTTCTTTATACAGATCAAGACATACAGATCATAAAACCCTCTTGTCAGCCTGCGGCCGACCCAGCAGCGGTAATGACCAAACAGGCAACTCAGGTACTAGAACATCTGAGAACCAAAACCGGTTCGCGCTTCCAGAACTGCAAATCCTCACTCAAGAACATTCGAGCTCGTCTGCGTGATGGATTCACCCCTGACGAGTTGGTGTTGGTTATTGATTTTAGTGTTGTGCGTTGGGGCGCTAACCCTGATTTTTCATCGAATCTTAATCCAACCACGCTGTTTCGCCCGACCAAGTTCCCTAGCTACCTAAGTTCAGCGACTAATTGGGACAAAGCTGGTCGCTTACCTCGTTCCCAGTGGTCTATGCAGGCGCAAGCCAAGCCGAAAGGCTACGTTGATATGGATTTCTCAAATCAGGATTACTCATCGGTCCCTGCTGGCTTTAGGAACGGTTATTCGAGTGAGAAGCCCAAAGAACCCGCTGCGCCAGTTGATAGGAGTGAATTACCAAGATGGCTCGTAGAGCGTACGGGAGGTGCAGTGTGAAACAACAAACCATGCCAGTAATTCGCCGCCACCGTCCGGCACTCGTTCAGCTACATCAGGAAAGAGCCCAACGCTGTGAAGCGGCAAAACAGTGGCGCCGCGCTGAATACGAATGGTCACGAGTCATTGAGAATTGCGGTACCGAGGAAGATATGGAACACGCCGTAGCGAGCAGAACGGCATGTGCTCGGATGTGCCAGCCATCAGGCTCTGCAGATCCACGTATGGATTATGAATCAGTTGTTCGCTTGGAGGTGTTGTCGTGAATTTACGCTATGGATCGGTATGCAGTGGATTAGAGGCTGCAAGTCAGGCTTGGGAGCCATTAGGTTGGACGCCGGCATGGTTTGCTGAAATCGAGCCATTCCCGTCTGCAGTACTGGCACACCACTGGCCACACGTTCAAAACCTTGGTGATATGACAAAGATTGCCGCCGCTATTACAGCTGGTGACGTTGAAGCACCAGATGTGCTGGTCGGTGGAACCCCTTGCCAAGCTTTTAGCGTTGCTGGCCGTCGCGCTGGTTTAGATGATGCCCGTGGGCAGTTAACTCTTTCATATGTGGAATTAGCAGATGCAATCGACAACAAACGCCGCGAACGCGGAGAGCAGCCAGTTATTATCGTCTGGGAGAACGTCCCCGGCGTCCTCAGTAGTAAAGACAACGCGTTTGGATGCTTTCTTGCCGAGCTTGCCGGAGAAAGCAGTGAGTTGCAGCCATCAGGGGGAAAATGGACGTACGCGGGTTGTGTGTCTGGACCAAAAAGGGTTATCGCCTGGAGAACCATTGATGCTCAATTTTGCGGAGTGGCACAACGACGCCGCCGTACTTTCGTTGTCGCAAGTGCTCATCCGGACATCGATCCCACAGAAATACTTTTTGAGCTCGACAGCTTGCGCCGGGATACTCCGCCGAGCAGAGAAACGGGGCCGCGCACTGCCGCCACTCTTGGAACAGGCATTAAAGTCGGTAGCCATTGGGACTCAGAGCTAAACCCTCATCCGACATTGAACCAATCACACAACATTGGTGGTATTGGATCAAGCAATCAAGAGGTATTTAGTCAGCGCGGTGCGGGGTTAGTGCCAGATGTGGTCGGTGCATTAGATACTGAATGTGGTTTCTCAAAAGCAACGGATCAGTCTTTGCGAAATGGACATGTGCTGCCAGTTCGAGCCTTTCGTCAGACGGCGTTTGGTGAGTATGCAGATGATGAAACGGCATCAACTTGCTGTGCACGGGACTACAAAGATGCCACTGATTTAGCCATTTCTTTCAACTGGCAGGCTGCCGGTAATACATCTTGTACCTTAGGGGCTGACGTGCATTGTACTGGCACACTCCAAGCCAGCCAGCATCCTGCGATTGCTTATTCAGACGTTAGCCGAGCATTGTTGGGTAAATCCAACGACAGCATGGCAGAGGACTTGGATACATACATCCTCGACACACCTGCATTCGCAATTGCCGGCAATACTATTGGTCGCTCACCTGAAAATGGTGGTAATGGAACAGGCTACAGCATTGAAACGGGCTACACGCTGACTAAATCCGATCAACACGGTGTTATGCATGACATGAAGGTTCGTCGTCTAATGCCAGTTGAATGCGAACGTCTACAGGGTATGGCAGATAACTTCACCCAGATACCATGGAAAAATAAGCATAATAATGAATGCCCAGACGGTCCACGTTATAAAGCGATTGGTAACTCAATGGCCGTTCCTGTTATGCGGTGGATCGGCGAGCGTATTCAAGCGGCAATGGAATCCATTGAGAAAGTTCCAGCCTTAAACCCATATTGCGCTGCTTTAGCTGCTCAACGCGCAGAGCCAGAACACTACCTCAAAGATGTTGGCGATCAGTGGCGTACCCCTGAGTCATTGTTCTGGGGCATTAACGCGATGTTTGGGCCAATCACTCTCGATCTGTTTGCTGATGCTGATAATGCAAAATGTGATGCGTACTACACCGCAGAAGATAACGCACTTACTCAGGACTGGTCAGAACGTCTAAAAGAGTTAGGCGGTGCGGCATACGCAAACCCACCTTACAGCCGCGCTAAAGAGTACGACGGGCAGTATGTCACTGGTATGCGTCACATCATCGATCATGCGATGGCTATGCGTGAGAAGGGCGGTCGTTACATCTTCCTGATTAAAGCGGCAACCGGCGAAGTGTGGTGGCCAGAAGAAGCCGATCATGTTGCTTTTATTCGTGGGCGTATTGGCTTTGATCTGCCTGTGTGGTTCAAACCTGCTGATGAGAAGCAAAAGCCGACAGGTGCATTTTTTGCCGGTGCTGTTGTCATTCTGGATAAGCAATGGCGTGGCCCAGCAATCAGTTATGTCACCCGCGATGATCTAATCACTCGGGGCGATGCATTTCTGGCGCAGGTTCGTCGCATGGCTGAAAAGCTGGTGGGGGTAGCTGCGTGAAGTTAATTCTACCATTTCCACCCAGCGTAAATGGTTACTGGCGCGCCCCGAATAAGGGCGCTTCAATCGGTAAGCATCTAGTGAGTGAGCGTGGACGTAAGTATCAGGCCGAAACATACGCGATGGTTATCGAGCAGCTACGCCGTAAGCCGCAGGCGATTACTGAGCACGTATCTGTTTCCGTTGTGCTATTCCCGCCGACCAAGGCGAAGCGTGATCTGGATAACTACTTTAAGGCTCTGTTTGATGCGCTGACAAAAGCAAATGTATGGGCTGACGATAGCCAGATTAAAGAGCTTTCAGCCAAGTGGGGGCCAGTCGTTAAAGGTGGTCGTGTTGAGCTGCTAATCGGCGAGGTGACGGTATGCGCATGATCCTCACGGCATTCCCACAAATCGACGCAGGCGTAGTTTTGCTTAAGCCGGGGCAATTGACGTGCAAATTCCACAAAGGCCAGCGCCTCATGATCACCGAGGTGCCGAAAGAGTTTGCGAAGCTTCCTGCGGGCGAGCTACCGGCACAGTCTCAAGATCTTGCCAACGATATGGCGCTGCGCCCGTTTTTCTCACATTACGACGTGATTAAAGCCGCGGGTACCGAAAGCGCCCTCGAGGTGTGGGTTGATAAAATTAAAACCTGTCAATGGAAGCGCAGCTATCACAACGGCAATTTGAATACGGTATCGCATAAAAACGGTGCCGTTCGTCTGTGTTGGAGCTGCGACAACCTTCACCATGATCAGTTTCATCCGTCGTTGGGCGATATAGCCGAAACCAACCGTGCCGAATGGCTGGTGGACTCGGTGCGGCGTTCATTAGGTTTTAACGAAGGACACCAACTGACACTACCGGAACTTGGCTGGTGGGCTTTTCTTAATGGCCTGACCCATTTACTGCCAACCAGCATTGCGTATCGCGTCACAAAGACGCCAGAGCCACCAGCGTTTATAGGTGGTGTTATGAAAGAGGCCGACATTAACCCGTGGCAGCCAGACCCAGATAAGGTGCTTTCCGACCTTATTGTGTTAGCTAAGCCGATTATCAAGCTGGCAGGAGATGAAGCGCCACCAGCAAGCTTTATGTTGAAACCTAAGCTGCAGCGCTGGGAGTGTGAGAAGTACACGCGGTGGGTAAAAACGCAAAAGTGTTGTGGTTGCAATAATCCCGCTGACGATCCGCATCATGTGATTAACCACGGGCTCGGCGGGATGGGAACTAAGACGCATGACCTGTTCGTGTTGCCGTTATGCAGACGGTGCCACGACAAGTTGCATAAAGACGTAGCCGCGTGGGAGCAGAAACACGGGGATCAGCGATTTTTATTGATTGAATTTTTAAATTACGCGCTGGGTGTTGGCGCAATTTTCAAAGCTTAAAGTGTGGAGTAAATATGTTTTATCCTGATTCAGTAGCAAAAGCAGATGGTGCAGATCTTAAATTACGTACATTAGAAAAAGTATGGATTCAGGGACGTTTAAGAATGTGGGGTCGATGGGCCACTTTTGGCAAGTCTTCTGAAGCGCCTGGAATATTATCTACATTAATTGCGGAGCCAACTGTTAGTAAGGCTGCTTTAAAGCGAGCAATGACCCAATTAAAAAAAACAGGACTGAATGAGGCTGAGTTATTAGCATTTTTTGAGGAAATGCAAAGTATGCAGGCCGTAAGCAATTTGACGTTTTGCACAGATGATGAAGGGTTGAAAATGAACCGTGTCATCGCTGATGTGCTTTCTAGAGATCGTGGCCTATTGAATATCCTGCGTGATCACTATTGCTATCGCCGTAAGCGCTACCCAATGGCCGAAGATCTGCATGAGAAGCATCCAGAAATATCTCTTATAACTTGTCGTCGCCGTATTGATACTTGGCTTAATACAGCCGAATACATGCTATACAAACCTATGTATGAAGCTTTTCGTAAATAATTTGACAAAATGAGCAAAAATGTTAGTCTTTTGGTATACGCTTAGCGAAGCTGCGCCGGATTGCAGCAAGTAGAAGCCAGTCTAAAAGAAACCCGCCTTTTGAGCGGGTTTTTGCATTACAATGCATGCGGTTAATTAATTCTTTTGGGCTAGGGCAATATGAAGACAGATAACCCAGATAATCCACTTGAGCGCAGGGATTTTACAATAGACGAATTCCATCATTTTCTGAGGGAGTTTGATAAAGCTGTATGTGAAGCAAACGCTGTAAGCCAAGGTGTTGGCGTACGAATGGCGAAAGCCTATCAAAGTTGGTCAACCTATATATTCTCAAGAATTTGCATTCACGCTTCGATAATGATCTCTAATGTTCCTAAATCAAGATGGGCTAAACGGGATTATGACTTCTGGGATTTTGCTTCGATAGCATCGCATGTAAGGGCAATACGTGAAGCTGAACTATTATTTATGTATTTATCTGAAGTTCCAGAGTCTGAAGAGGAATGGTCAGCTAAATTAAATGTTATGCACATGAATGATTGTGTGAAGAGGATAGAGTTGTTCACTACTAGTGAAAATACTGAGATATTAGATTTTTATCTTGAACAGAAAAATATAATTACTGAAAGACTCAATACAAATCCCGTTTTTTTATCGCTTGAAGATGGTACAAGAAAGCGTTGTTTGTCTGGTAAAGCTCTTATGATCCCTAATAGAGATGAGTTATTACTTAAGTTAGGACAGGAGCCAAAATCATTTAAAGTAATGTTTGATTTTTTATCTCATTACACTCACATACTCCCTATGTCATTTTATAAGATGGAGCCAAATGGGAGAGGGACAGGGTGTTTTAATGATTACGACTTTGGCTATATGATAATGGGCATGTTGTTATGCACGGAATCTTTGACTCAGTGTACTGATAGATTTGTAGAGCTTTTCCCTGATGTTAAAAGACTACGAAAAGGAACAAAATCAAAGTTTACGTTGGGTCCTAAACCAACAAAATAATGCCTGCTCTACTCTTTTAAATTTCAAGGCTACCTCCGGGTAGTCTTTTTCATATGTAGCACCCAGCCAACAACCATCCACACACTAAACACTTTCTAGCTGAGAGTGGTTACGGCTGGGCGCTATTCCTTAAATCAAAATGGAGTAATCCCAATGTCTGAGCCGTTAATCGGCACCGGAACAGCCTCAGCTGCGTTAACTGGCGTCACATTTGTAGGATTGCTATCTGGTGTTGATGCTGGCGTTGTAATTGGCGCATTTGCTGGTGCTGTGGTTTTCGTGTTGTCCGCTACTGAATTCCCTATCTGGAAGCGTCTCGTATTTTTCGGGATTTCATTTGTGCTAGGTGTTCTAACTGCGGGTTTTGCTGCGTCGATGATCAGCACTGTTACACCGGATTCCGTTGTAGTTGAGAAGTCTATAGGTGCGCTGGTGGCTTCTGCCACGGTTGTGCGGATCTTAATGGTTATTATCTCAAGGTCTAGTAACCCCACGTTGAACTTCAAAGGGGGTGGCAAATGACACTCCAGATTATATTGCTTCACATTAATGCGTTGGCCTGCGGCCTGATAGCCCTGCGTTTAATGCTCTTTAATCGTCAGGGAGCAAAGCATAAGTGGTTGGGCGCTATTGGGGCTTACGTCCTCATAGTTGCAGCAGCGTCGGTCCCCATTCGGATCATCACTGGCACATATATCTCGGCTGATATTTCGGAAACGCTGATTAATATCATGTTCTGCGGTCTGGTTCTTAGGGCGCGGGGCAACTTCATGCAGTTATTCAGGAACCCTATCTAATGATTCTCGAACAGTTTCAAAAGGCGGCTGACATTAGCGCCGGATTAGCTGCGCGGTGGTTTCCACATATTGACGCGGCAATGAAAGAATTTGGTATCACAGCGGCAACCGATCAGGCGATGTTTATTGCTCAGGTGGGCCATGAGTCGGGCGGTTTCCGGCAGGTTGTTGAGTCACTGAATTACACACCGGGTGCTTTGGTTGCTGTATTTGGTAAGCGTATTACTCAACAGCAAGCTAATGCTCTCGGACGAACGACAGCGCAATCTGCTCGACAAGATGCGATCGCCAATTTGGTCTACGCGAATCGCTTAGGTAATAAAGCCTCCGGCGATGGTTGGAAGTATCGAGGCCGTGGACTTATCCAGATTACCGGCCTCGATAACTATCGCGCATGCGGCGCGGCGCTAAAGCTTGATTTTGTGACCAAGCCTGAATTGCTCGAGCTCGACCAACAAGCAGCGCGTTCGGCAGCATGGTTTTATACGTCAAAAGGCTGTATGGCCTACGGCGCTGATATTGACCGTGTAACACGCATTATCAACGGCGGCTTGAACGGTATCGATGATCGAAAGGTACGTTACAACAAAGCGCGGGCGGCGTTGATGGTATGAGAGCCTTTGCTGGTTTACTCAAGATTTACTGGAAGCCACTAACGTTAATAGCGCTGGTGGCTTTGTCGTTATGGGGGGCTTACTCAGTCGGCTATGACAGCGCTAATAAATCTTGGCAGTTGGAATGGGCGAAGCGTGATAAAGCGGATTCTGAAGCTCTAGCCCAGCGACAGGAAGACGAACGAGCAGAAGAGCAACGCAGACAACAGGCAGCAAATCAGGCGGTTAAAGATGCAGATGAAGATAACAAACGGCTTAAGGCTGATGCTATTAATGCTAAGCGTTCTGCTGACGGGTTGCGGGGGCAACTCTCACAACTCAAGCGCCAATTTGCAGACAGTGAAACCGGCAAACTTTCCAGCGCTGCCAGCTCAAGCGCGTCAAAGTCCCAAGCCATCATATTGCTTACCGAGTTGCTCAGCGAATCTAACGCAGCAGCAAGAGAGTATGCAAAAGAGGCTGACCGCGCTTATAGCGCCGGACGAACCTGTGAACGCATCTATGACAAAGTAAGCGGGCAGTAGGCATTACAGCAGGCATTCAATGAGTGCCTGTGATAATGCTATTCGCTACAATCACTTCATAGACTATATGAGGTGGAAATGGACGCAAACTACATTGCTTATGAAGCGCTAGTGGCTAACCGTGCCGCTGTTGATTGGGCCTTTTGGTCAACGATTGGTACATGGCTTTCGGGGATTGCTACAGTTGCAGCCGTTATTACTTCGTTATATTTAGCACTGAAAAATCCCAAGATAGGTGGGTGCGTAAGACTTGGACGAATGTTTTTTGAAGTTGATGATAAGCCAGTCGTAGTGATAACTGTTGTAAACAAGTCGCTTCATTCAATTAGGATTAAGGCAATTTTTTGGGTTGTTGGTGATGAAAATGAGATTCAGCAAATGTTCAGAAATCAGGCGTCTGACCCACTTCCCATTCGCTTAGAGCATGGTGATGAGGCGAATTACCGAATAATTATCAATGATGATGATAGTTGGCTGAAGAGAATAGCTAAACGACTATTAGATGAAAATGCATCTGTTGAAAAAATGCAGTGTGTTGTAGCACTCTCAACCGGTGAAAGATACAGGTTGAAAATTGACAAAAGATTTAAAGCTAAAATTGCGCAGTTTATGAGATGACGACTCAAAAGTAGCCGCCTCTGTGCGGTTTTTTTTGCAATCACATAGGCATTACAGCCGGTATTCCCCGCATGTCTACTATAGTTAGTGGTTTGCCAAGTAAATGATACTCATTATCGAAAAGGTACTCCCGAAGGGGGTCCTTGCCACGGGGCGGCGACCTCGCGGAAAACGCCTCATTTTTGGATTTTGATCTGCCATCACCACTACCTCAACATTTTGAAAATAATAGTCAAATTATTTTTCAGTGGTGAATGTGACTGTTTTTTGTTCATCACTGGAGTGGAGAATGGATAAAGAGTTAACAAATCTCACGCTCAATATCAGCCAACTTGCAGCACTTTCGGATGTTCATCGCCAAACAGTGACGGCGCGTCTAAAGAATGTGGCAACTTCTGGTGGGAATGAATCAAACCTTAAGCTCTATAAATTAACGTCGGTTCTCTCTGAACTGATGAAGATGCCAACGCCGGTTTCAGGTGATGACATGGCGCCGCAGGATCGCAAAGCGTGGTACCAGTCAGAACGTGAGCGGCTCAAATTCGAACAAGAGATAGGGGAGTTACTCCCCGCAAGTGATGTGGCACGGGAAATGGCGTCTATGGCCAAGGCGATGATCCAAGGTCTGGAAACCTTACCGGATATTCTTGAGCGTGATTGCGCGATGACACCATCAGCGGTGCTACGTGTTCAAAACATCATAGACGATATGCGTGATCAGATTGCCCAAAAAGTGGCTGATGCTGACACCTCAATGCCAGAGGAGGGAGAGCCAGAGGAGGCGTGATGGCGTCGCAGGTTACAGCCAGCGTATTACGTAAAAACACCTATGGATTACTGAGTGCGCCTCGGCGCATGCCTGTCGCGGATGCTGTTGCTCGGTATATGCGTGTCCCCGTTGGGGCGGGTAACTCAGTACCTTGGGACCCGATGGTTGCGCCCTATATTGTAGAACCAATGAACTGCCTTGCCTCACGTGAATATGATGCGGTGATATTCGTTGGCCCTGCGCGAACTGGTAAAACAATCGGACTCATTGATGGGTGGGTTGTCTATAACGTAGTTTGCGATCCTTCGGACATGCTGGTTATCCAGATGACGCAGGACAAAGCGCAAGAGCATTCTAAAAAACGTCTTGCCCGAACATTTCGCTGCAGTCCAGAAGTGACTAAATGCTTAAGCCCACGCCGCAACGATAATAATGTTTACGATCGCGTGTTCCTCAACGGTAGCTACTTAAAGTTGGGTTGGCCATCGATCAATGTCATGTCCTCATCGGACTTTAAATGCGTGGCGCTAACGGATTATGACCGTTTCCCCGAGGATATTGATGGAGAGGGGGATGGTTTTTCTCTGGCATCAAAACGCACGACAACCTTTATGTCCGCGGGTATGACGCTGGTGGAAAGCTCTCCCGGCAGAGAAATAACCGATCTGAAGTGGAAACGAACATCGATACATGAAGCACCACCAACGACAGGTATTTTATCTCTCTATAACCGAGGTGATCGCCGTCGCTGGTATTGGCCTTGTCCTCACTGTGGTGAGTATTTCCAGCCAGCCATGAGCTCAATGAATGGCTACCGTGATAATCCCGATCCTGTCGTTGCCAGTGAATCAGCTTTTTTGCTTTGCCCTCATTGCGAGGGACATATTTTGCCCGCACAAAAACGCGAGTTAAATAATCTCGGGATATGGCTGATTGAAGGGCAGCGTATTGATCGGCATGGCGTGATTTCTGGCGAGGCGCGTCGATCACGTATCGCATCGTTTTGGATGGAAGGCCCCGCCGCGGCTTATCAAACATGGGCGCAACTGGTCTATAAATTACTGACTGCTGAGCAGGAGTATGAGCGAACAGGCAGTGAGGAAACGCTTAAGGCGGTTATTAATACGGACTGGGGATTGCCTTACGCACCACGCTCTAGCACCGAACAGCGTAAAGGAGAAAGCCTTAAGGCCCGCGCTGAGGAAGTGGCTAAGCGGACGGTGCCACCAGGAGTACGGTTTCTTGTGGCCACAGTCGATGTGCAGGGTGGTAAACACCGCCGCTTTGTTGTGCAGGTTATAGGTTATGGTGCTCATGGTGAACGGTGGGTGATTGATCGATTCAATATCAAGCAGTCAATGCGTGCCGGGCCAAACGGCGAGAGCCTCCCCATTGACCCCGCAGGCTATCTCGAGGATTGGGATTTATTACGTACTGATGTACTTGATAGAACGTGGCCCTTAGCGGCTGATCCCACAAGTCATTTGCCGGTGTTGGCGATGGCAGTGGATAGCGGTGGTGAGGATGGCGTAACGGGTAACGCATATGACTTTTGGCGCCAGTGTCGTCGTGATGGGGTGCATAAAAAAGTCTATCTCTTTAAAGGGGCGAGCCAGTCAAACGGTAAGATCATCAGCAAAACACTGCCTGATAATACCGACCGACCGAATCGTCGTGCAGAGGCCCGCGGGGATGTGCCTCTTTATCTCTTACAAACGAATGCTCTCAAAGATCGAATCAATAACGCGCTATCGCGTGAAACGGTAGGGGCTAATTACATACATTTTCCTGAGTGGCTGGGTGAATGGTTCTATGACGAGCTGACCTATGAGGAGCGAAGTCCAGACGGAAAATGGACGAAACCGGGCAAAGGGGCTAATGAAGCCTTCGACCTCATGGTGTATGCCCATGCATTGGTTATGTTGCGCGGGTACGAAAGGATAAATTGGGAAAAACCACCTCCTTGGGCGCGATCACTTGATGAATCCACACCTGTATTATCGCCTCGCCCCGCTCAGACTAAAACATCCGAAGTATCAACTCATAAGACAACACAATCACAGACTCAGCATGAGGCTACGGCCTCGGCGTGGGCGCCATCGACGACAGGAGGCTGGTTATGAATCAGACCGATATTGAAGACATGATCCAGTGTTATCTGGAAGCCGAGAAAACATTACTACAGGGGAAGTCGATCACCTTTAATGGACAGTCGATGACGATGGAGAACCTCGGCGAAATTCAGAAAGGCCGAATGTCTTGGGAGCGTCGTCTTGTGCAGTATCAAGCCAGCCAACGGGGACGGTCATCACATAAACTGGCGAGGTTTGTATGAGCCTATTAGATGAAGCCATTGGTTTAGTATCACCGGGCTGGAAAGCGGCACGTCTTAAATCTCGGGCGATGATCCGGGCGTATGAAGCCGTTACTCCGACAAGAACGCACCGTGCTAAACGTGAAAACCGCAATGCCAATCAGCTGACCCAATCAGGGGGGCGCTCGTTACGTGAGCAGGCTCGATGGCTCGATTGTAACCATGACTTGGTGATTGGTCTGTTGGATAAACTGGAGGAACGTATTGTTGGTGCCCGCGGAATCATTGTAGACCCTCAACCCATTTTAAAAACGGGTTTGGTTGCCGATGAGTTAGCGAAAGACATTCGTGCGGCTTGGGCGGAGTGGTCTGTTGCGCCCGATGTTACAGGGCAGTTTACGCGCCCCGTGCTAGAGCGGTTGATGGCACGCACGTGGTTACGTGATGGTGAGGTGTTTGGGCAAATGGTGAGCGGGGCTGCAGCAGGACTAAATCCTACGGGCAACGTTCCCTTTTGGATCGAAGCATTAGAGCCTGATTTTATCCCGCTTGAGCTAAATGACGAGGGTAAGGGGATTTGTCAGGGTGTTGCGCTCAATGAGTGGGGGCGTCCGACAAAATACGTTGTGTATAAAACATTAACTCGCTTGGGCAGCGCGCAGGGAAACACGAAAGAAATCGCCGCAGACAGCATGGTTCATCTGAAGTTTATGCGTCGGTTGCACCAAATTCGTGGCAATAGTTTGCTTGCAGGGGTGCTGATGCGTCTAAGTGCACTCAAAGAGTATGAGGATGCTGAACTGACTGCAGCGCGTATTGCGGCGGCTTTGGGCATGTTTGTTAAGAAAGGCGATCCCCAAACCTACGGTGATAACGAAGGTTCAGGATCATCAGATGGTCCTCGAGAATTAGATATCCAGCCGGGCATGCTTTTTGATGGGCTACAGCCCGGCGAAGATATTGGCATGATTAAATCCGACCGGCCGAATCCCAACCTAGAAACTTTCCGTAATGGCCAACTGCGAGCGGTTGCAGCCGGTAGCCGTGGAAGCTTTTCCAGTATTGCCCGTAACTACAACGGGACTTACAGCTCACAGCGCCAAGAGCTGGTGGAATCGTTTGAGGGCTACAGCATTTTGCAAGATGCTTTTATCGCGGCGGTGAGTCGCCCGATTTACCGCAATTGGCTTCAAATGGCGATCACATCAGGTGTGATTAATGTCCCCCTCGATGTGGATAGGGAGACTCTCTTCAACGCGGTATACAGCGGGCCGGTGATGCCGTGGATTGATCCGTTGAAAGAGGCTAATTCGTGGCGGGTGCTTTTACGTGGCGGTGCAGCCACGGAGGGCGATTGGGTTCGGGCTCGGGGGGCAAATCCGGGCGATGTTAAACGCCGCCGCAAGGCCGAAATTGATGAAAACGCCACCTTAGGACTGAAATTTGACACAGACCCGGCGAACGATAAAGGGGAAGGCAGTGAGCAAAAAACAAAAAAATAGTGTGTTTATGACTCCGAGAGCGGCTGCGAACGGGGAGAAAAACTGGTTTCGAATGAAAGCCAGTGGAGAACGGTCTGCTGATATTTATATCTTTGATGAGATCGGTTATTGGGGAGTGAGTGCGCGGCAGTTTGCTAGCACATTGAAAGCGCTGGGCGAGTTAGACCATATCAACTTACATATTCACTCGCCGGGTGGAGATGTGTTTGATGGCATTGCCATTTACAACTTACTTAACAGCCACCCTGCGAGCAAAACGGTCTATATCGATGGGCTGGCCGCATCGATGGCTTCAGTTATTGCAATGGTCGGTAACCCTATCATCATGCCTGAAAATGCGATGATGATGATCCACAAGCCGTGGGGCATTACGGGGGGCGATGCGGATGATATGCGTGATTACGCCGATCTCCTTGATAAGGTCGAAACGGTGCTTATCCCCGCATATGCCAAGAAAACCGGCAAGACTACTGACGAATTAGCCGACATGCTGAGCGCTGAAACATGGCTTTCTGGACGAGAGTGTGTGGAGCATGGTTTTGCTGATCAACTGACAACATCTGTGCAGGCAATGGCTTGCATTCATTCAAAACGTATTGAGGATTTTGATTCCATGCCTAATTCATTAAAGAATATGATTATTGCGCCAAAGGCCCAAGCCCCCGTATCAACACCACAGGCAGCTCCGACTGCTGCGCCAGCCGCGGTTGATGAGAACGCTATCCGCGCTCAGGCGCGAGAAGAACAAAAACAGCGCATTAATGGTATTAAAGACCTGTTTGCGATGTTTGGCGGTAAGCATCAAACCCTGCAGGCATCCTGTATTGAGGATATCGAATGTTCTGTCGAGCAAGCGAAAGATAAACTGCTTGCTGAATTGGGCAAAGATGCGACGCCATCAAATAAGAACACGCCTCATAACCTTATTCATGCGAGTAACGGTAATTTCACCGGTGACGGTATTCGTCAGGCGATTATGGCGCGTGCAGGCTATGAAGAACGTCAGAATGATAACGTCTACAACGGTATGACATTGCGTGAATATGCACGTATGTCACTGACTGAGCGCGGTATTGGCGTGTCCTCGTTGAATCCTGTTCAAATGGTGGGGCTGGCGCTAACCCACAGTACATCGGATTTTGGCAATATCCTGCTCGATGTCGCGAATAAGTCGATCTTGCAAGGGTGGGAAGAGGCGGAGGAAACCTTCGAGCTCTGGACTAAAAAAGGGCAGTTGTCGGACTTTAAAACCGCTCATCGTGTCGGTTTAGGGGGCTTCCCTTCCCTGCGTAAGGTTCGAGAGGGGGCAGAGTATAAATACATCACAACCAAAGATCGTGGTGAGTCAATTGCCTTGGCAACCTACGGTGAAATTTTCTCAATTACGCGTCAGGCACTGATTAACGATGATCTAAACCAGTTAACTGATGTCCCTATGAAAATGGGCCGAGCAGCGAAGGCGACCATTGGCGATCTGGTTTATGAAATTCTTACGGCGAACGACGTGCTGTCTGATGGTAAAAAACTCTTCAGTCCAGACCACAAGAACGTAAGCACTGGGGCGATTGATGTCGCTAATTTGGACAAAGCCCGCTTGTTGATGCGAACCCAAAAAGAAGGTGATCGAAGCCTTAATATCCGTCCAGCATTTATGCTGGTACCAACCGCGCTAGAAACACTCGCTAATCAGACGATTAAGTCTGTAAGCGTCAAAGGTGCCGATATCAACGCGGGGATCATCAACCCAATCCAGAACTTTGCAACCGTCATCAGTGAAGCCCGTCTGGATGATAAAGATGCAGCCGCATGGTATCTGGCGGCGGCTAAAGGTACGGATACGATTGAGGTTGCTTATCTTAATGGTGTGGATGTGCCCTATATCGATCAGCAAGAAGGCTTTAATACTGACGGGATTGCCACTAAGGTCCGTATTGATGCCGGTGTAGCTCCGTTAGATCATCGCGGTTTGGTGTATTCAAGCGGCAAATAACTTTCCACCCATGTGATGTGAACAGCCCTAACGGGCTTTTTTTATACCTAAAATCCGGCCCCATTGGGGCCGTGGAGCAAAGAGTATGGCTACGAATTTTGTGCAAGATGGCAATGTGATCGAGGTTGTTAATGGTAACGCAGACCTAATTTCCAGCGGTGAACCTATCGTAATTGGCGATATTGTCGGTGTGGCAATTACTGATATTCCCGTGGGCGATGCAGGGGCCGCAATGGTAAGTGGTGTCTTTTTGCTACCAAAATTAGCGGCAGACGTGATCCCTATGGGGAAAAAAGTGGCGCTAAAAGATGGGAAAATTCAATTGGACGCTACTGATGCGGTGACCGCAGGTATTGCATGGGGGGCTGCTGATAAAAATAGCGCCATGATTGAAGTGAAACTCAATGGCTAGTCCGTTTGTGCAGCTCTCGGCAAAAATGGATCGTGTGACCGCTGAACGCTTTGGCAAAGCGGTCACCATCAATGGGCAGTCTTATACGGCCGTTGAGTCTCATCTATTGCCTGAAATGGGCCCTGTGCAGGGGGATGGTGTTTCATTAGTGGTTTTTTCATTGGCATATTCACCACGCCGCAACGACAGCGTGGTGGTGGATGATGAGTCCTATATCGTCACCCATCATCAGCTCTTTAATGGAAAACCTCAGATTTGGCTGGAGTAGCGCTATGTCAGTTAAAGGGCTTGAACAGGCGATCCAAAATCTGAATAGCTTGAGTCGGATAATGGTGCCCACAGCAACGGCGCAGGCCGTCAATCGTGTGGCCGCGCGAGCCATTAGTCACAGCACGCGTAAGGTAGCAAAAGAAGCGCGAGTGGATGACAACCGGCGAAAGGGGCTCCCTGTCAAATTGGTTAGGCAGCGAGCTCGATTAAGGAAGGCCAAGCCGGATCGTCCAATTGCGTCGATCAAAATAAATCGAGGCAACCTTCCGGCGATCAAATTAGGCGCTGCGCGTGTGCGTCTCTCTCGTCGCAGAGAGGCCAAACACGGTAAGGGCAGCGTACTTAAAGTGGGGCCATACACCTTTCGCAATGCTTTTATTCAGCAACTAGCTAATGGCCGCTGGCAAGTGATGCGCCGTGTTGGGCGTGCCCGTTATCCCATTGATGTGGTGAAGGTCCCCCTGTCTGGGCCGTTGACCGAAGCATTTATTGCATCGTCGTCACAACTTATCGATAGCGACATGCCAAAAGAGTTGGCCTCGGCGCTGAAAAATCAACTGAGACTACATATCAAACGATGAGCAAACATACCCAGATCCGTCAGGCCGTAACGTCACAGCTTCAACGTGAAATTACTGAGCCAGTGACATGGTTTGATGGGCGTCCTGCCTTTCTTGATGAGCAAGATCTTCCCGCTGTTGCCGTTTATCTCTCTGATGCGGAATACACCGGAGACACCTTGGATGAGGATAGTTGGCAAGCAGCGTTACATGTTGAGGTGTTTCTTAAATCGGCCCAGCCAGACAGTGCGCTAGATAGCTGGATGGAGTCGCACATTTATCCCGCACTGTCCAATATCCCAACGCTCGATACCCTGATCGAGACGATGACCCCCCAAGGTTATGACTACCAACGTGATGAGGAAATGGCGACGTGGGGCTCGGTTGATCTGACTTATCTTCTCACTTATTCAATGTAAGGATGTTATATGACAACACCTAACCCACTGGCACCGGTAAAAGGTGCGGGTACCACGCTATGGCTCTATACCGGCAAGGGTGACCCTTATGGAAACCCGTTAAGCGATGCTGATTGGTCGCGTTTGGCGAAAATTAAAGATCTTCAACCCGGCGAAATGACCGCCGAATCCTATGATGATACCTATCTCGATGATGAAAACGCCGATTGGAGCAGCACGGCGCAAGGAGAGAAATCTGCTGGGGATACCAGTTTTACCCTCGCGTGGAAACCCGGAGAGAGTGGCCAACAAGGGTTGGTTGAATGGTTTACTGAAGGGGATGTTCGTGGCTATAAAATCAAATATCCCAACGGTGCGGTTGATGTGTTCCGTGGTTGGATTAGTAGCCTAGGCAAAGCGATCCCAGCGAAAGAAGTCATTACCCGCACGGTAAAAGTTACCAACTCAGGCAAGCCGTCACTGGCTGAAGATTTACGCACACCGGCAGTCCCTGTCACTGGGGTAACCGTCACCCCTGCGACCGGCAATATTGCGGTTGGCGCCTCTGAAAGTGTCACGTTCGCGATTCAGCCAGACAATGCCACGGATAACACTTTGCGGGTTGCATCATCAGATCTAAAAACGGCGACCGTCGTGGTAAAGGATAAGGTTGCTACGGTCACGGGTGTTAAGGCGGGAAAAGTCGAAATTATCGGCATGACGAATGATGGCCAACATGTGGCCATAGCAACGTTTACCGTGGCGTAACTTCGCTCTATTTCATTTCAATGGCCCCTGACTGGGGCCTTTTTTATAGGTATTTGTCATGTTTTTGAAAAAAGAAACGTTTAAGTACAACGGCCAGTCTGTCGTATTGCACCAAATCTCGGCATTACAGCGCGTGGAGTATTTTGATTATTTAGCCTCGAAAGAAGCCATTAGCGATGAGGGAAGCGAAAGTTTACGTCATACAGCGCAGCTTGTGCGTCTTAATGTGGATGTAAATGCATGGCTGATTTCTCGCTCGTTATCCCATGAAACACCAGAGTGCGATGAAAATGAGCTTCACCAAACTATCCAAAAAACATGGCCTAGCGAAGCAATTAACGAAGCGGTGGAAATAGTGCTAGCGCTTAGCGGCATGCATCCCAAGTCAGCAGACGAGGCTGCTCCCTCGCCTGATACCGTTGAGCCGGTAGAGGAAAAGCCGCTGGCAAAATAGCGGCCCGCGAGCGGGCATTTGCACAGCGTCTGGCTCATGAGTTTCGGCGCCCAGACTGGCGCCGTATGCTCAGTGAAATGAGCGCCACCGAGTTCTCAGATTGGGCGAATTACTTTGCGCTAACTCCGTTTAGTGACCAGTTACTGGATGCGGAGTTTGCCACGATGAAAGAGATGCTTGTGACCGTGTTCGCGAGTGGGGGCGAAATACGCGCTGAAGATTTTAGCCTGCTTTCCCAGCCAGTACGTGAAGAGGTTAAAACGGATGATGAACTTATGCTGATCGGTGAAGGTGCCTACGGGGGAGTTCGATATGTCCCAACAAATTAGCGACTTAGTTATTAATCTCGATGTAGATACTGCCACGTTTAAAGAGCAAATGGCGCGTATCCGTGGGCAACTATCAGGCATGGGGAAAGATGCAGATGGTTCATCGGATCGAATGCGTAAGCTGGTGGAGAGTCAAACCAACGCCATCAAAGGGGTGGGGGATACCAATGCTCGGGTAATGAGCGAGGTTAAATCTCAGCAGTCTTCTACGGCCGATACGCTCAAAAAGGATTGGGAAAAAGCATCCAAAGCGGTCGATGAAACTCACCGACGTGTCGCGGAGTTGAACCGAAAATTACAGGAGAGTCAGTCTCAGAGCTCGGCATTAGGTCGCGATCAGGATGCACTGACGGCCTCATTTTTTCGACAAATTGACGGTACCAAGCAGCTGAGTAACGGGATGCAATCGCTTGGGCGCATTCAGGAACAGATCCGTGCAGCGCGGAAAAATGGCAATATTACCCAGCAAGACTATCTCACTCTTCTATCGCATTCTTCCGCACGTATTAAAGAAACGGCACTGGCAGAGGCGGAGGCTGGTAAGCAAAAAGCGCGATTTTTACAGCAGCTAAAATCTCAGGTTGTCGCACAGAAACTTTCTGGTACTGAGCTTTTGCGCTTCAAAGCGGCTCAAGTCGGGGCTGGTGATGCGGCAGAACTGTATATCCGCAAATTAGATACCGCTAAAACAGCAACCCGCAACCTTGGCATTCAAAGTGCGGCAGCGCGTCGTGAACTGGGTGTTTTGGTGGGGGAACTGGCTCGAGGTAACTTTGGGGCCTTGCGAGGGTCGGGCATTACCTTGGCGAACCGTGCTGGATGGATAGAACAATTGATGAGCCTACGCGGATTAGGCTTAGCCGCCGTTGTGGGAGGGATTGCAACAGCGGTCTATGTGCTGGGAAAAGCATGGTACCAAGGTTCAGAAGAAGCCGTGGCCTTCAATCGGCAACTGATTCTAACGGGTAATTATGCGAGTAAAACATCGGCTGAACTACAGTCTATGGCGAAATCACTGTCGGGCGGCGGTATCACTCAGGGCGCCATGTCGAGTGCGTTAGCCTCAGTGGTGGGCAGCGGTAGTTTTTCTGGCAATGCCGTTACGATGATTGCAGATACTGCCGCTAAGATGCAGGCCAGCGTAGGCCAGTCCGTGGATGAGACAATCAGGCAGTTTAAACGCTTGCAGGATGATCCCGTGCAGTCGGTTTTGGAACTGGATAAAACGCTGCACTTTCTAACGGCAACCCAACTCGAGCAGATCACTACACTGGCAGAGCAGGGACGTACAACGGATGCTGCTCGGATAGCGATGGACACCTACGCTAATGCTATGCGTGCTCGAAGTGCCGATATTAAAAATAATCTCGGAGACTTGGAGAGCGCGTGGAAATGGTTAGGCAATGCTGCATCCGGCGCGTGGGATCAGATGCTGAATGTCGGGCGTGAGAGCACACTAAAAGACAAGGTAGAGTCTACCCGCCAACAGCTCGAGCGAGCTCAAAAGGATCTAGATAGTCTGCAACGTGGGGGGGCGGCGGACTCCACGGGATATGGCTATGGGCGTAAAAATGACTCTCTGATCTCGCAGCAAGAGACTCAGCGGGTCAGTAGCCAAAAGGCGCTGGTTACCCGCCTGCAAAAAGAACTGGGTGAACTGAGTGAGAAATCCTATCAGGATTCAGTGACTGCAGCGCGAGCAGCCGCTGAGCAAAAAGAGCAGGAGCGACAAAAGCGCCAATTTCAAAGTGACCAGGATCTCAAGCGGCAGTATGAAACCTCGGAGGAAAAACATCAGCGTGAGATTTTGCGGATCAAGAATTCCTACGCATCACAGTCTGCAAAAGATGAGGCGGTTAAGCGTGAAAATGCGCGCTTTGCCAAAGAGCAGGCGAGCAAAGTGCGTAAAGGACCCCAGTATAAAGCGCCGGTGGGTGATAAGGCAGAGGAATCAAGCCAAGCTGATTTACAAGCGCTGCAGGCGCAGCTGGTGGTTCTGCAACAACACAAGGCGGTGACAGATGTTATCAGCCAGCAGCGCAAAGACTTATGGAGATCGCAGGCGCAATTCGCGGTATTAGAGGCCGCTGCGACTAAGCGCCAACTCACCACGCAGGAACAATCGTTATTAGCCAGCAAGTCGAGTGTATTGGCATATAAAGCCCGAGTTGCCGCGGTAGGTGACGAGGTTGTTTTACAGGAGCGATTAAATCGCCTCAATGATCAGGCCGATAAGTATCTTCTTCAGCAGCAAACTAAGCGGGACGCATTGCTGGCTAGCCAAACAAAGTCCAGCCGAGAGGTGCAGCGAGGACTCGAGCGCTCTCAACTGCTTTCAGGTCAGAAAGATAATCCTCGTCTCAATGAAATGCTAGATGCTCAGCGAAAAACGTGGGAGCAAGAGGACCAGTTGCGATCGAATTGGCAGGCCGGAGGGCAAAAAGCGTGGGCGGATTATGCAGATGCAGCAACAGATGCTTATAGCGTGATGAAAGATGCCGGAGGGCAAGCACTGACCGGTTTAAGTTCTCAACTCACCACCTTTTTGACGACGGGTAAAGCAGACTTCAAATCCTTTACCAGTTCCATTCTCAGTATGTTGACTGAAATTCTCGTAAAAATGGCTCTGGTAAATGGCGTTAAATCCTTGGCTGGTGCGATGGGATGGGGCGGCATTGAGGCCAATGCAAAAGGCGGGGTGTATTCCTCCGCAAGTTTGAGCGCATACAGTGGTTCGGTTGTCGATAAGCCGACGTTTTTTGCATTCGCTAAAGGGGGCGGTGTCATGGGAGAAGCTGGCCCTGAGGCTATTTTACCTTTACGCCGTGGCGCCAATGGAAAACTAGGTGTGGTTGCGGGAAGTGGCGGCGGCGGAAGCCCCGTTTTCCATAATACCGTTATTTTACAAAATGACGGATCAGCCACATCTAAGTCATCTGGTGGCAATGAAGTTGTGAGCAAAACCATGATGAAAATGCTCGATCAGTTTTGTCAGGACAATATTAGTAAATCCCTTCGTCCGGGAGGACAGCTTTTTAACGCGATGAAAGGTCGTTAATCAGCGTATTCATTGAGGAACGCTCATGGCAATTGAAACTTTTATGTGGCCTACACAGATCGCAGGACAGCCCACGACGGAGTACGCCAGAACAATACGCGAGGTGCAATTTGGTGATGGATATAAGCAGGTATCTGAAAGTGGCATTAACTCAGAGCGGATAAAGTTTTCTTATTCTTTTCGTGGCTCTCTGAGCGTGGCCATTGCGATCCGTGATTTTTGTCGTCGTCACTGTACTAAGGCATTTATTTGGACGCCTCCGCATGGTGATAAAGGGTTGTACATTATCAGCGCAGATTCAATCCGATTAATTCCTAACGGCAAAACGCAAGCAACAGTCTCGGCGACTTTTGAGCAAACCTTTTCAGCTGTGGAGGTCTAATGTCACTAAATAGTGATTATCAAAAATTGGAGCCGGGTAATACAGTTCGTTTGTTTGAAGTCGATGGCTCCGCATTTGGTTTGGATGAAGTATTGCGTTTTCATGCTTATAACCTGTCTCATACGCCGGAAGAAATCACTGCGGCTGGTGGGGATAACGCTAAGCTCGCCGCAAAATCTATCTGGTGGCAAGGAAAGGAATACGGTGCATGGCCTTGCCAAATAGAAGGATTAGAAATGGCGACGAGTGGTAGCACAGCCCAGCCTACATTGACCCTTGCTAACTTAAACGGTTCGATTACTGCGCTTTGTCTACGCTTTGAAGATATGGCGCAGGCTAAAGTGACTATTCACGACACGCTGGCACATTATCTCGATGCAAATAACTTCCCCGAAGGCAATCCTACCGCAGATCCCGAGCAGGAAAAAAAGCAGGTTTACTATATCGACCGTAAATCACTCGAAAACGATGAAACCGTTGAGTTTGAGCTGGCGAGCCCTGCCGATTTACGTGGCCTGCAAATACCGACGCGCCAGATCCACTCGCTGTGTACATGGTGCTCACGCGGTTGGTACCGAACAGGCAAAGGGTGTGATTACGCGGGCACGCGCTACTTTGATGAGAATGGGCGGCCGGTTGATGATCCGAGTCAGGATAAATGCGGTGGGTTACTCAGCGATTGTCAAAAGCGGTATGGTGAAAACAATCCGGTGCCGTTTGGCGGCTTTCCGGGTGCAGCACTGATAAGGCAATAGTATGAGAGAGAAAACGATACAGGCTATCGTGGCTCATGCCGCAGAGGTTTATCCGGCTGAATGCTGTGGCGTGGTGGCGCAGAAATCACGCGTGGAACGTTACTTCCCCTGCCGTAATATCGCGGAAAATCCCACGGAACAGTTTCATTTATCTCCAGAGGATTATATTGCAGCAGAAGAATGGGGAACCGTAACGGGGATTGTTCATAGTCATCCCGATGCCACCACGCAGCCGAGTGAGCTGGATAAGGCGCAGTGTGATGCGATGGCAATACCGTGGCATATCGTGAGTTATCCTGAAGGGGACTTACGCACCGTGATGCCGCGTGGGGAATTGCCGCTGGTGGGTCGTGCGTTTGTGCTGGGACATACCGACTGCTGGGGGCTGGTTATGAGCTACTTCCGGCAAACGCATGGCATTGTGCTTAATGATTACCGCGTTGATTATCCATGGTGGGAGTCAGGCCGTGAAAATCTCTATCTTGATAATTGGTACGAATGCGGTTTTCGTGAGTTTAGTGGCCCACTTCAATCGGGCGATATGGTGATAATGCAAGTCTCCGCGCCGGTCGCGAATCATGCCGGTATTCTGCTAGATGATGGGATGCTATTGCATCATATGTACGGCATGTTGAGTCAGCGTGTTCCTTATGGTGGATACTGGAAAGATCGAACTGTGAAGATAGTCAGACATATGAGCCTGATTAACCAATAAAGCTTATGGTACCCTTTGAGCATTAACTAAAGGGATGCTGATATGAAAAAAATGCTTTTAGCTTTAACTATGTTTGGCCTAGTTGGATGTGGTATGACGCCTAGTGAAATAAGGGAAAAACCAACTCAATCATTTATTAGTAGCAAGACTCAAGATCAGGTAGTGGAGTGTCTTGTCTCTCATCTTGATGAACGAACCTTTAATGGTGTTAGATCTAATACTGTAACTAAGCAAATTCATAATGGAGTATCTCTTTCCCCATTAGCTGGTAATTTTGAATTTATTGATATAACCAGAGAGGGCCAAGGCGTTAAAATTATTTATTATGGTGAGGGGACGGTTAGGCCTTTAATGCCAGATACAAGAAAGAATGAAGTAATCGAAGATATAAACTCTTGCTTATAGTTATTAATTATTTCTGTAAACCCGCTTCGGCGGGTTTTTTTATGGAGTTTTAAAATGGCTTTTATCGAAGTTCCTTTGAGAAAAATAGTGTTTCATGGATCGTTAATTGGTCGATTTGGACGTGAATTTTCTTATCGGGGAGACTCAGTCCCAAAGATGATTAAAGCTGCTAAAAATCTTTTAGACGGTTTTGAAGGTTTTTTGCTGGAGGCTCACAAGCGAGGTCTCACATTTGCTGTTTTTGTTGGCAATGATCGAAAGCGCAACATACCTGAGTCTGAAATAGAAATGACTAAGGGGAAAGAGGATATTCACTTAGTTCCAGTTATTATTGGTAGCAAGCGTGGAGGATTATTCCAAACAATATTAGGTGTAGCGTTAATCGGTGCAGCTATGGCTTTTGCCGCACCGGGTGTCGGGGTATTAGGTGCATTTGGGGCATCTGGTGTATGGGGGGGCGCTTTGGCATTAACGGGGGCGTCATTGGCACTCGGCGGTGTCGTTCAAATGCTATCACCCCAACAGACTGGTATTCGAATGCGACAAGATCCGGACAATAAACCCAGCTATGCCTTTGGTGGTCCAGTTAACAGTACCGCTCAGGGTAATCCTGTTGCCATCGGTTATGGTGAACGGGAGATCGGCGGTGCAGTTATTTCCGCTGGGATATATACCGAAGATCAGCAATAAACATATCAATTCACAAGACCCGCTTCGGCGGGTTTTTTATGGGTGAAATATGATAAATGAGATTAAAGGCCATAAAGGTGGCGGTGGTAGTGGGCATACACCGGTTGAATCCCCAGATAGCATCCAGTCGATGGCCATTGCCAAAATATTGCTCGCGCTGGGTGAGGGGGAATGGGCAGGTGGTCTTGATGGTACCAATATCTTCCTAGATGGAACGCCGCTCACTAATGAGGATGGTAGC